ATGAAAAAACCATAATTCGCAAAAGTGTAACTTTGACTAAAGTCTTGTGGAATGAAGGGTACAGGAAAATAGATGATACTATTGACTTGCCTTTACAAGATGGGTCAATTTAGGTTGTTTTTTCTTGTTCATAGGTTCTCCCTAGCCCTAAAAAGCTGGGGAGTTTTGCTTATATTTGCTCATAGATTATACTAATGGTTTAACGGAGGCTTGTTTCTACTTGCCTCCCTTTTTTTGCACTTTAGTCAAGTTATAACTTTACTTATTTGCGTAGTACTACTACTAACATTTAACATATTTTGTTACAAATACCTATAAATCAGTAGCATATTTGCCCTAATCCCATTACAACATTTTACATATTGTACCTAAAACATTGTACAATGTTCCCAATTTGGTTACAAAAGTTCGCTAATAGTAAACTTATCAATCATAAAAGTTACCCAATAAAGCAACTTTGAGCCGTATTTGACCGATAATTGGCTCATTTTAGGCTGATAAAAAGAAATTTTAATAATTTTTGGTTAGTAATGTAATTTAATATATCTTTGTGAAACAAAAGGGAATTAACCCAATTGTAAAAACCATTATTTATGAAAGCAAATTTAAACGCATTAGAAACTTTGGTAACTAAAAAATCAAACCAAATTATTCTAAAAAAAGAAGATTCAGATTATTTTTATTCAGTTGGTCAATTTCAGTTTATTGCAACTAAACAACCAAAATGTGGTAATGAAAAAGGAGGCTATTTTGTAGAGTGTCAAAAATGGATAAATAACGGAATGCATCAGCAAGGTGTTGATTTAGGGATTTACAATATAGTAAGTTTAAAAGAGGTTAAACAAATTATATTTTGTTTTTTATTTTCGGAATCAGTTGAAGCAGCAGCAAAAAAAGTATTTAATAATTAACCTAATTATAAAACAAAAACAAATGAAAACACTATTAAGCCTCAACACAAATTTCTATCCCTACAATGGGAACTTTATCCCACAAGCTGGGGACAACATTTTCTTAGACTATTCAATAGAAGATACCAAGTTCTTTGTTGTAAAGTTTAGGACTATTGACCTAGCAAACAATCAAATCATTATCTCAATTGAAAAAATCTAAACTATGACAGACCAACAAAACAGGAATTTTCAGGCAATCGTTATTTTAATCTTTGTCTTTATTGTAACAGGAATCTTACAAAACATTTAAACTTATGAAAACAGAAAAAAAAGAAGTAGTCTGCATCCGACTACCTGAATCAATTAAAAAGAAAGTAGATGCTGAAGCTAAAAAGATGTACTTAGCACCAAGCAAATTAGTATCAATTATCGTACAAAAATATTACGAATCTAAAAACTAAACTATGCAACCATTAATCTATCAAGGAAAACAACTTAAACTACACCAGAGAGCAACTTGCCTCTTGGAACTATTAAAGAAGGCACAATCAAGGCAATCTAGCATTGAAACCGACCTAATCAAATGGAGAGGAGCAACTTGGGATAATCCTATCAAACTAATGAATAAGTACGAAGATGACTACCTTATTAAGATTGCTAGAATGAACCAAATTCAAAAGAGAATCTTAAAGTCTTATCACTTCCTGATACTGGACCTATACGAGATTACCGAAGATTTTATGTTACCTATAAACCTTTTACATTTTTAAATATGAGTTACATAGACAATACCAAATCGCAATTATTACGAGAAAACTACATTTTAGAGGTAGAGAATGAAATGCTTAGAAACCAAATTAAAAAAATTAAACTAGAAATCAATGAATTACTGGGCAATACCAAGTCAAAAGGAGAGCAGACTGACAACGAAGGAAATGATAAAGTATTCTGAAACAATTATAGATAAGATTGCAGAATATTACAAGATACTTCCTAAGGACATAAAAGGCAAAAGCCGTAAAAGGCATTTTGTAAAAGCAAGATTTATAGCAATGTATTGTATAAAAAATAACACAACTTTAACATTAAAGGCAATTGCAGATATGGTAGGCAGAGACCACACTACGATTATCCACTCTTTAAAGACAATACAAAACACCTTAGACTTGCATTACGATACTGATTTAAAGGATGAATTAAACGAAATAAAAAGATTAATATAAACTTTGTTATTCACAAAAAATGTTTTAACTTCAATTATTATTTACCAAAAACCATAGTATGATTAACTTACAAACAAATTCACTTATCAACATTTACAAGGCTTTATCTGCTTTTCAGCAAGACTGCCCTGTAATTCACAAGGCAACAACAGGTCATAATTACACCTATGCCGACTTTCCTACAATTCTTGAAGTAATCAATCCGATACTCAAGAAGCACAATCTAGGATTTACCCAGCTTCTTATTGAGGATGGATTAAAGACAATTATTTTTCACACTATTAGTGGAGAGGCAATTGAGTCAAATGCAACAATTCCACAAATTACTCTTAGAGGAATGAACGAGTATCAATCCTTTGGTAGTGGTATTACATATTACAGGAGATATGCTTTAAGTGCTGCTCTTGGGTTGGTAACTGATAAAGATACCGATGCCTCTGGAGAGAAAGCTGCCTCAGTATTTATTAAGAAACATAAGTCAATACTAGATTTAACATTAGCTATTGATATGTGCGAATCAGTTGCAGAATTAACTAAGCTACATAGCTTGAATAAGGATTTAATGAATGAGGGAATAACTGCATTATTTACAAGTAAAAAAACCAATTTATGATTGATGACAAACTAAACAAACTAAGAGACTTGGTTTCTTATTGGGAATGGAAACATAGTGCCTGTCATAAGTTTTGGATTAATGAAACTTATCAAGAACTTAAAAAGGCAAGACAAAACCTAAAGGAATACAAGACTAAGCATTACCCTGAAACACCATTATTAACCCAGCCTAAGCCATTCTCAAGAATGAATGATTGGACTGAAAACTACGAAAACTATGCCGATTAGTACTTGCTGCGGAGCAGAAACCGATATGGATGAAATAGGAATTTGTCCTGAATGTTTAGAGCATTGCGACTGGGAGGAAGAAGATGAAGAAGAAATCGCAAAGGATATAAATGCAGAAAACCAAATTGAGGAAGAACAAATTAATAAACAAAACAAATAAAAATGGAAAAGAAACAAAACTATGGTGCTTGGAAAAAAACAACATCAAAAGGAGAAGTAATTGAATTTACGATTGAGGACAAACGCTACTCAATGTGGTTAAATCAATACAAGAAGCCAGAATCAAAAGAACCAGATTACAAGATTTACCCTAATGATTACAAGCCTAAAGCCGAAACTAAGATGGAGTACGCAACTCCAGTAAATCAACAGGAAAGCGAAGATGATTTGCCGTTTTAATTAACTATCTAAAAACAAAAACTATGAGCCAAAACAAACAAATAGCAGACTACCTAAATAAAGGTAAAAAGCTAACTACGATTGATGCCTTGACTAAATTCGGTTGCTTTAGATTAGCATCACGAATAAACGATTTAAGGAATGATGGAATGAATATAAAAACAAAGATTATCAAGCTAGAGAATAAGAAGCAAATAGCCCAATATTCATTAAAATAGTTTATATTTGCAACAGGATGTCGTTTATCCTATTAAGAACTTATTGCCCTTGCGATGAACTACCAAAACGACTGGTAGGGATTCAATGGGGCTTTTTTATTTTATGAATTTATATTTATTTAAAAATGAAAACATTAGTATTAAAGAAAATGAATGGAAAACTCCCAATACTTATGGGAATAATTTTAGTTCAGTTCCAAAAACTTGTGGTGTTTATTTATTAGTAGTATTTAACAATCTACTTGAGAAAAACAATTTACAAATTGAGCCTACCATTTTATATGTAGGTTCAAGTATTAATCTTCAACAAAGAAGGGAAAAGCACGAAGTTAAAAGGCATTTGCAAAAGTTATATGATTATATCTATTTCTATTTTAAGGAAACAGATAATTATAAAAACTATGAAATTGAATTAATTAAAAATATTCATCCAAAATTTAATACTCAACACAATGGCTAAAAGATTTACTGATACAGAAAAGTGGAAAAAGCCATTTATTAGGAATTTAAAAGCATCATACAAACTACTCTGGTTATATGTATGTGATGACTGCGACCATTCAGGGATATGGCAAGTTGATATAGAAGTTGCTGAAATTAGGATAGGCGAAAAATTAGATGGTAAAAAAGCCATTGAACTTTTTGGAGATAAAATCATTCCTTTAGATAATGGTGCTAAATGGTTTATTCCTTCTTTTATAGAGTTCCAATATCCTTCTGGATTGAACGAAAATAACAAAGCACATATCGGAATTATTAAAAACTTAGAAAGGTACAAAGATGAAATTGCCAACTTTAAGCCCCTTGAAAGCCCCTTGCAAGGTGCTATGGATATGGTTATGGATATGGTAATGGTTAAGGATAAGGTTAAGGAAATGGTAATACTACCTTTTGAATCAGAAAACTTTATAAAATATTGGACATTTTGGAAGGATTTTAAGAATAAACAATTTAATTTCAAGTTCAAGACTGCTCAATCGGAACAATCAGCATTAAATGATTTGGTTAATTTATCAGATGGGTATGAAGAAACTGCCATTAAAATAATAGAGCAATCTATGGCTAAAGGATGGAAAGGATTATTTAAACTAAAAAATGAATCTAATGAATCAGGAACTTATACAAATAACGCAAAACTTAGTTATCCAGAAAGAGAATGGGAACGACTTAAAAATCTTGGATAGGGATGAACTAAAGGTTTATAAGGCAATGGAATCTATGCACATTGGCAAATGCTCAAGGATAGAAGTAACAGAGCATCTAAAGACCTGTATTGCTTTGAGTGGGATGCAAGTTCCAACAAATCAAATATTTAATCTATGCGTTTCCTTTACAATAGAATCTTACGGACAATACAAACTAAAGGAACTGGGGGTAGCATTTAAGATGTTTGCAGAGGATAAATTTACTATTGGCAATCATATAAATTTTAGTCCTAAGTTAATTGGCGAGGTAATGAATGCCTATAAGAAGATAGCAGTACAAGTAAGAAACAAAATAGAACCAGAACAACCTAAACAAATAGAAATGCAAGTAGATGAAGAACAAGTAATGAGAGAGGAAGCCGAGTATTGGAAAACATCTAAGAAGGACTGGAGATTCCTAAATTACCAATGCTTTGATTATTTATGGAAAAGAAAACTACTAAAGATAAGCCCTGATAAAGCTGAGTACATAAAATCAAGAGTAAAAGCCTATCATTTGGCACAAGCTAAGAAGCCAGAAGATATGATGGTAGATGAAGAAACTATGAGGCAGCAATGCAAAAAATATTCACTTAAACTTTATTACGACAACGAATTATGAGTGAATACAATTTTAAAGAAGTATTATTAAAATCTCAAGAAGCAGTTTACCTTATGAGAGATTTATTTATAAGTAAAGGATTTGAAGTCTATGTACCTGAATTAGTAATAGCACCTTATAACGCAGGAGCATTCTCAATATATGCCGACCAAGGGGATATGTTTGTTACTAAATATGGAGTAGAAACTAAATTAGAAATAAAGCATATAAATACTGATTTTATAAACGATTTCCCATTTAAAGATATAATTGTAAACTCCTTTACTGGATATGAATCTAAGAATATTAAACCTGATGTTCATATAATTATAAACAAGAATAAAACGCATTATTTAACTATTAGGAATGAAACATTCCCAAAATGGGAACTTAGAAGAACATTTGATAAAATAAAACAAAAGGAATTATTGTTTTACTATATACAAAAATCTTATGCCAAGTATTTTAAAATAAACTTATGATAGAGAATTATATACCTATGGAGGATGTGCTTATCAAGATTAAGTATCATCCAGATATAAGCAAAAAAGAAAAAGAACAGTTTAAAGAATCCATCAAAGGAATTTATATGACCGAGAAAGGCAAAGTAAAAATGAATAAACCTAAAAAATACCAAAATGAAAGAGACACTAGGAATGATTAAATTCTTTTTTATCTCAGTTCCAGTATTCCTTTGTGTTTACTGCTCTGTAATGATTTACATAGAAATAAAAGAATACATTCAAAAATATGAGTAAGATAAGAGGACACGAAAATGCACTACCAATAAGATTAATATTTATAGATACAAAAGAGGAAATAGAATTTAAGTCAGTAGCCTACGCAAAAAGAGTAACTGGAGTTAATGAGTACCAAATAAAGGAAAGTCTTAACCCACTAAAAAAGAAAAGATTTGAGTACCAAAATAGACAAATAGCGTTCCGTATTAAGAAATAATCTAATTTTGTGGTATGGCATTACAAACCATTCCAAAACTTACAGGAAAGACACAAACAATTTTTAATCGTTATATACGACAAAGAGATAGTCAAAATGGTTACTTTACTTGCATATCGTGTGGCTCTACTAAAGATACCTCCCAAATGGATGCAGGTCATTATGTGCCTGTCAAGAATAGTTCAGCTTTAAGATTTGATGAGTATAATGTAAACGGAGAGTGCAAGGCTTGTAATGGGTTTGACCAATTCCACCTAATAGGTTACCGAAAAAACCTAATAGATAAGATAGGCGAAAGAATGGTTTTACATTTAGAAAGTCAGTCAAGACTTATAAAGAAATGGACTAGAACCGAGTTAAACGAAATAAACGAAAAGTATGGCGAAATTAAGTAGTAATAACAAAGTCAGCTTTGGGAAACGCAAATGTGGTAAGTACAAAAAGACATCTGGTCCTAAAGACAAACCTACTAAACCTTATAACCGACAAGGCAGATGCTAATACAAGAAATTATACCCAACCCAAACAATCCTAGAATTTGCCGAGATGCTAAATTCAAATTGTTAGTTAAGTCAATACGAGAGTTCCCAGAGATGTTAAATTTAAGACCTATTGTAATTGATGAAAACAATATCATTTTAGGTGGCAATCAAAGGTATCGTGCTTGTATAGAGGCAGGACTTACCGATGTACCAGTTATTCACGCTAACAACTTAACTGAAGAACAAAAGAAACAATTTATTGTTCGTGATAATGTTAGCACAGGCGATTGGGATTTTGACCTATTAGCAAACGAATGGAGTATTCAAGACTTAGATAACTGGGGATTAGATATACCAGCTTTTGCTAATAACGATATAGATGAACCAAAGGACAATACTAAAGGTGGCAAGAGTTGTCCTAATTGTGGAGTAACTTTGTAAGAATAGTGAAATAATAGTGAGATTATGGCAAATGAACAAAATTTAACCCCATTTAAGAAAGGGGAGGTTGCAAACCCTAATGGCAGACCTAAAGGAATACCGAATAGCAAAACTAGATTGTTAAGATTGCTTGAATTAGTGCAAGTAAAGACCAACCCAATTACAGGAGAGAAGGAGGAGTTTACTGTTGCAGAGCAATTAGATATGATGGTACTACAAAAGGCATTTAAAGGAGATTTAAAGGCTTATCAGGAAATACTTGATAGATTAGAAGGTAGAGCCAAGCAAACAAATGAGATAGAACTATCTGGAGGACTGCAAATAAATTGGGAGGAAAAGAAAACCTATGTAGAAAACAAAGGAAGCATTTAGCCTCGTACTACTCGTAGCACTCGTACTTACTACGACTACTACGAATACTACGAATATCAATTATGGAACTATCAATTAAACAAACAACTGCTTTAGACCTATTAGAAGATAAAACAACAAATGAGATTCTATTTGGGGGAGGCGCAGGTGGTGGAAAGACTGCATTAGGTTGCTACTGGCAATTAAAGATGCGATTAAAATATCCCAATACAAGAGGACTAATTGGGAGAGCCGTATTAAAAACACTAAAAGAAACAACCTTAGTCTCGTTCTTTCAGATAGCTAAGATGCAAGGACTAGAAGCCAACAAGCATTATAAGTTTAACGGACAAACAAGCCAAATAGAATTTCCTAATGGTTCTACTATACTACTAAAAGACCTTTACTCTTACCCTTCCGACCCTAACTTTGATGAATTAGGTTCACTAGAGATTACAGATGCTTTTATAGATGAGGCGAATCAAGTAGATGATAAGGCTAGAAATATTATTAAATCAAGAATAAGATTTCAATTAGACCAAAACGATTTAGTGCCTAAGATTCTTTACACTTGCAACCCAGCAAAGAACTGGACTTACTCGGAGTTCTATAAGCCAGAACAAGATGGCACAATATCTAAGAACAAAAGATTCATAACTTCTTTGATAGATGACAATCCTTTTATCTCTAAGCACTACAAAGAGAACTTACTAACTTTGGATAGTGTTTCAAAGGAGAGGCTTTTATTTGGTAACTGGGAGTACTTAGATGACCCTGCACAACTTATAGACTATGATAAAATACTTGATTCTTTTACCAATACTTTTGTTTCTATTGGCGATTCTTATATTACTTGTGATGTGGCACGCTTTGGTAATGACAGTACTGTTATTGGTATATGGAGTGGCTTTCGTGTTAGGTTTTATCAATTCAATGGTAAATCAGTTGTTGAGGTCGCTGAACTTATAAAGAACTTTGCAACTGAACACAAAGTACCTACATCTAACATTGTTTGCGATGAGGATGGAGTAGGAGGTGGAGTAGTAGATATTCTTAGGTGTAAAGGATTTGTCAATAATAGTTCTCCATTAGTAAACCCTGTAACAAGACAAAAGGAAAACTTTGATAACCTAAAGTCTCAATGCTATTTTAAATTAGCAGATATGGTTAACAAAGCAGAACTTTACATTCAGGCAGATGGGAAACAAAAACAAACTATCATTCAGGAACTAGAACAAGTCAAACAAAAGTCAGTAGATAACGATATGAAAAAAGGAGTAATTCCTAAAGATAAAGTTAAAGCAGCCATAGGTCGTTCTCCTGATTTTAGTGATTGTTTAGCTATGAGAATGTTCTTTGAATATACACCAAGATTTCAAGTAAGTGTATTTTGATGTAAAAATCATAACTTTGTTTAAATTCTAATAATATGGCATTTTTTGACTTCTTAACTAAAAAGAAGATAAACACTCTATTACCTAATATTCCTTTTGATACAA